GAGTAGCCGAGCCACGCCGTAGCATGTCCGCCGCCACCGCGAAGGCTGATCGATTCAAGAACGCCGTTCCGAGAGTAGAACGAATCGTTCCAAAGCGTTCCAGTATGAACCGCGCCGACGCCACTAGCTAAATACTGGAAGATCGCATCGTATGACTCTAGCCAAGTGTGCGAACGGATTTTGAACTGGCCCGCTTTGGCCCGCATTGCATCGGTTACGATCGTTCGAGCGTTCGATGGGTATGGCGTCCGGTAGGGCAAATCAAACTCAGGCAACATCCCGATCGTCGTTGCCACCTTTAAGCCGCTGTTGATCGTCGAGCCTTTGTCGACCCCAAAGAGCCTGCCGCCGTCTAGTCGCTGCGATTCAAGGTAAGCGTAGAGCGTTGACAATTGACGCTCGGTAGAAAAGCCGCCTTGAGCCAACGCCCAAACGTATTCGCAAGCATTGGCAAGACTAAAACCCTGGCAGGATCCCATGTTGCCCTGCTTATCGTGCCTCATCATCGGCCGAGGGTCGATTTCCTCCGGAGCCTCGTAATCGCCAACGCGAAACCCAAGTTCGGTCGATGTCTCTCGGATCTCATCGCGGTTTTCGGTTATGGGGTCGTAGCCGGTAAACTCAGTCGTCATTGGCGATTGTCTCCAAGTCGTCGAGGCAAAAAACCCCGAACTCAATAAGCGAAACAAAAGGGCTTATGATGATAGCTATAGGGGTCAGCACAACGTAAATCGCAACATACAAAGCCCTAGCCGCGTACCGCCTTGCCCGCTTCATTCGCCATCCTCCAGCCCTCTTGGATCGCCCGGGCCTAGCGTGCCATCGGGCAGTATATCGTATTTGATATGATCGAGCTTTGCTGCCCCCATCGGCTTATCGGTTCGTTTGGGTCGCATCGAGTAGCCTGCGTAAAACGCCGCTCCCGCGATTGCCGCTAAGAACGCCCCCACGCCAAAAGGCCCTGCCCATAGGACAAGCTGAACGATATGCCAAGTGATTAGTCCGATTTCAGTCATTTACTTCCGCCTCCCGATTTCATCCATGCCGATAATCTTTTCGAGTCGCAACAGTCGCTCGTTGGTCTTTTCAGCGTAGTAGCAAACGTAGCCAAACGTGAAAACTGTAATTGCCGCAAGAAAAAGCAAAATCGGCGTGAGGTTATCTTCGACGCCAACAACGCTTTCGGCGTGTGCCGGTTTTGTGACCGGGGCTTTTACGTCGCTCATTTACCACGCCCCCGCTATTTGCCGATTGATTTCTGCCAGTTCTTTTTCCTTGCCCGCAAACGTCACGGGCAAATTCAATTGATCGATCGCCGTGTAGACTTTGTTCATTGCCTCGATTCGCTTAGCTCCGGCATTCTCCTCGATAAACTTGGTCCATTGCTCTTGGTTGGCAATCGTCCCGTCTTCGATCTTCGCCGCCGCATCGAGAAACGCTTGCTTGTACGCCGCTCGAATCGATGGAATTGTCGACCGGACCACGGCAGTTACCCCGGCAGGCTTAGATGGATCACCCCCTCCCTTTGGTTGTTGGCTAGCCGCGTAGAGGACTAGCCCCGCGATGATAGCCCAAGGAATCCAGTTGTTTTCTTTCTTCGCCATCGTCACTAGTAGACCTTGTGCTTTTGCGTAGGGTCGAAATCTGCCAGGATCTCATGCAGTTGCCGAGAGTTTATCTTGCCGTCGCTGTAGGCCCTGCAAATCAGCCTAGATATCTGCCGATTCCATAGCCGATGCGTTAATTGCAGTATCAATTTTTCTAGCTTCGCTTTCATCCATCTCTCCAGTTCGCCCCCTGCCAACTCACCGAGCCCCTATTCGCTTGGTAAAGTTCGGGTTGGCTAGGGGTTATTCGTCGTCGCTGTCGTCGTCACCATCGTCAAATTCGCCTGCATCCCAAGCCGTCTGGAGGATGTACCCCATTGGGGCATCAGACGGATTGTAAGACGAAAGATAGCCGTTGTCCTTCGCCCATTTCCAGACCTTAAACGCCAGTTGAATCAACGCGAAAATCATCGCGATTGTTGCCGGGTCGAGCCCGTAAAACGAAATGAGCTTCGACCGAAGGACCCTTCGAGCCGTCCGAGTGTTGCCGTCTGCGTCGGCGTAAGCCTGGGCAAAATCAGACTCGTGCTTTTTGGCTAAGTCCTGGAGTCTTGGAAATGCAATCACTTTGCCACCTCATCGGGTTTAGCAACGGGTCGGACTGAATCGCCAACGATCCAAGCCGCGACAACCCAAACAAGTTCTTGAATTTGATCTTCGGACAGCGGTAGGCGATCCTTTAAAACGACAACGGCAACCGTAGCCGCTGCCGCCCAAAATCGCTTGCTTTTGAATAACTCTGAAAGGTTCATGGTTTTCTCCTTTCCAACATCTTATCCACCGTCAAGGGGCTTGACAATCACCGGAGCCCCGAATTTCGTTTTTGCCGCTTCGGAGCCACCGGCTTGGACTTTGGCCGCCCTCGCCCCTGTCGCTCTTGATTGAGCCTGTGGCGATGGTTGACCGCCTCGAAAATCAGGTGAGCCATCGTCCAGCCCTTCGCCTCTGCGATCTGCGACCAAGCCGCCCACACCTCGGGAGGCTGGATTATGTTTTTGCGCTTGGTCATTGCGTCACCTCGATCATCGTTCCGACTGAATCGCATGGGCCAACGTACCACTTCTCGACCCTGAGCATAAACACCTGCCCGTCGTCATTGTAGGCGATTTTGTTAAGGGCATCGAGGATTGCCTTGCCGACATTGTCCAGGTCGGGCTTTGTGGTCTTTGGCTCTGTATATTGCCGTCGCTTCTTGCTGTGGCCTTTAGGTCGCTCAAACAAGCAAACAATCCGAACCGACACTGGCCCCTCTAGCACTTCGCCGCCTGAGTTGACGTACGCCAGCCTGATTGCTTGCTTGTAGGCGTGAACCGGATCGCTTTTGGGGATGTAGGGCATGCAGGTTAGTTTCCCTTGCTTCGTTTTAATAACGCGAAAGCTATGCCGTGGTTGCGCGATCGGTTCGCCTGGGATAAAGATTTTCATTCGCCCACCTCTTTAACTGGTCGATAGAACTTAAACACATCTGCCATTTCTGGATTGCATCCTATCGCATCTTCAACAGTATTTCCTACCGAGAGGACGCAAGCGTAAAGAAACGGATCTTCGCAGATGGCAAAAAAGTCGCCCTTTTCAATAACATCCACCCCGCTCAACTGCCGCATGTTTGCAATTTTCATTCGCCCACCTCCTTAATCAATCGATCCAAATACCATCGAGCCTTTTTCAAATCATCAACGCCGCCCTTTTCCCAGCACCGCAAGGGATACTTAAGCGATTGCCCGTGGAGGTACGCTGCTTTGTTGCTTGGAGCCCCTGCTATCGCTGCCTCGATGATATCGATCGCCTCTGCGGGGAGATGCTTGTAGTGGCTAGGGTTGATGGGGTCGGCCTTGTTGATTCGCTCAATGCTTGATGATCGAAAGTAGCCGAGACGCTTCCTGCAATCCGAAATGAACTCTAGCGGAAACTCATTGCTCTCGGAAACCGATACGATTCTGCCTCGAACGCCGTGCCACTTGTGCGCAGGCTCGACGACTACCGCCGGATCGCCAACCGCCAAAGGCTCGCTCGAACTATTCGGAATTTCCGAAGAGTTGGATTCAGTTGTTAAGGATTCCTTGATAACTGGCGGCTCGTTCACCGAATCATTCGCCGCCCAAATCGCCTTCATCGTTCGCTCGGCTAGCTTCTGAGCCTCGGTCGGCTCTTTGGTTGGTCGCGGATTATTTAGCCTCATCAAGTGTGATGGGATAGGGGCGGCGTAATCCAAGTCGTGCAGCTTTACCATGTAGCTTATGAAGTCATCGCCTTGCGTGTCGAAGCATAAAACTTCGCCTAGCTTATTGTGCCATTCGTGCAAAGGGCTCGCTACGCGAATGCTATCGCCCGGACTAAACTTCTGTAGATCCCGCTCGATAGCTGGTTCGACGGGTCGGCAGTCGCTCGCCGGAACCCACACTACCCAATTTTCATCAAATACTAAGCGTAGAGTTTCGCTGTCTGCGTCGTCAACTGTAGCCTTGACCCAAACCTTATCGCCTACTTTCATTTGCCTGCCCTCCTTGCCGGATGGGTTTTGTTCGTCAGTTTCGTGATCCATTGCCTAAGCTCCTTGTTTCGTTCCTGTAGTAATTTTACCCGCATTTCCAACCAGTACACTTTGTCCCGGAGGTTGCGGGTCTTTTCGTCGTCGGTCATCGTCGCACCTGAGCCGCTGCCAAATCCGCTAAGACTTGGTCTCGCGTCGCGTAGTGTTCCTCGCGGGTAATCTTGCCAATCTTGCATTGTTCGCCCGATTCAAGAACCCTGGCGATGTACGGCCGTAGCGAAACATGGCTGTAGTTGCCCTTGGGTTCTTCTCGGTCTCGAATCATATCAACCAGTTGAGTTTTGCGAGCGTTGACGCGATCCTGCAAGACAACCGCTCGGAGGTGCAAAGCGAAATCGCCAAGTTCGTAGTATTGGGGCCTTGGTAGTTCGTCCTTGCTCCATCGATAAACCACAGAGATAGCCTCTTGCGTTGTGATGTCCCGGAGGGTCATCGCCCAAGCGTCGATTGTCCCAAGTACGCTGCTAGTCTCTTTGTTGAGATAGGTGCCGAGGCTCGGAAAATGAATCATCGCGATCCTGGTGAAGAATTCTCGATTCTCAGATACTTCCATTGTTCATTTCCTCGATTAGCTTAAGGGTCTTTTCTGCGTTGGTTAGTTTCCTGCCGGACTGGGGGCTTGCCGTCGATCCGCTGCCGGTCTTTAGCAAGCCTTGCCCGCCGTCATCGTGGCAAATGTTCTTGGCCCCGATCCTGATCGAAAACTCGATGTCTTTTAGGGCCTTGGCCTCACCCCTTCGGAGCAAGTCCATAATCACCGCGTCGGCTTGGGCCTCCGGCATCCACTGCCCATCCTTGGCGAATCGGAAGTCCAGCCATCGGAGCCAATCATTTTTGAGCCATTCGGGCAACGTATCTATATTTGAATACTCTTCTCTTCTCTTCTCTTCTCTAGGTAACGCACCGCTAACGCTGGAGGTAACGCTAGTAGCGTTACTTTTTGCCTTGTGCGT